TGAAAAGCCACATCAGTTCTTTTTATTTTGTTTATAATTTTTTCACCACCAACATATGCAATCATAAATTGATTTACTATATCTGCAAACTTTACATATTGATAATCACCGTAATTACTAGCGTTACTGTTATTGTAGTACTGACTTCCTGTTTGTGTTAGTAATGGCATATGTTATGATTTTTCTTGTTGAATATTCTGTGTGTCTTCTTGGTCAATTTTTTGAATCAACCCTGGTTTATTCATTATTATACCAGCTAATTCTAATATTTTGTAAACTAACTCTTCTTCGTCAGAAGAATGAAGTTCAAAGTTTTGAGCATCTGCAGCTGAACTATTGTACAAGGCTTGTTCATTAACAATAGTATATGTCCATTTAGGCACTGCTGGTTTAACTATATTATTGCAATTTAAGTTAGATGTTGCATAAGCAGGAGTTGCTGTTGCTGGATATATAACTATTTTAGTTTCACTTGTTCTAGTATAAACTGGTCTAGCTTGTGTTGGTTTATACAAACTAGCTTGGTTCATTCTTTGTATTTCTTTGTTTGATACTTTTTCAACTATAATGCTATTAGTACCGTTGTTGTAAAAAACAGTACCTAACCTATATACGTTTACAGGTAAAGTTGCTGTAGATCCTGATAAAGCTGATACATCAACATTTTGTTTTTCAAATATAGCTATTTTTTCTTCTAATAAATTTAGCATGTCTGAGTATTCAGTGTCATTACCCTCACCTCTACCAAACTGGTTTATATCATAAAAATACTGCTCAAAAATATCCATTTGAGACTGTTCAGCTAACAAGTTAAACTCTTGAGGTGTTATATAACCTCTTTGCTCTTTGTTTGCAATAGCTAATACTTTTTGATATACCGTATCTATATTTATCATTATTTATTTTTTTTATAAGGAAAAGCCTCGTTCAAAGCTTCCTTTCTTTTGTTGCAACCACAATCACTATCGTTAGTAACTAAATTAACAATGTTTTTAATTCCAGTGGCTTTTGTTATCTTTTCTATAGTGTCTCCTAATCCTTTTGATTTATTTTCTTCCATAGTATTATTAGTATTGCAACCACCTTTTACAGTGGTTGCTTTACTTTTTAATTATTTAACCTTTTTTCTATACTTCCTAATATCTCCATACCTTCGTCAGTCTTAAACCAAGCGGCTAAAGCTGAATAAGGATGTTCATCAAATGGAACATTCATTAGTTTTCTATTGTTAGAAGCCCACGTGAAAGTTCTGTTATCAGAAGACAACATTAATATACCAGCTTCAGTAGCTTTAATACCAACATTTCTTAATTGAATATTATCATCATTAATAAGGTCTAAGAATAGAGTTGGATTATTTCTAGCGAATAACAAGCAATCTCTTTTAAGTTCTCTAGAACTCATGTTAGACACCTTAGATCCAATCTCTGTTCTCATAATAGACTCCATCTGATCTATATCTAAAGTTTTAGCAGCAACTAAAGCATCTACCTCTAACTCTAATATATCTACATCGTGCTGAGCATCTTCTTGTGGTTTAACCTCTTCAAATATTTTATCTCTTAAAGGGTGGTATAAAGATAAAAACTTTTGTAATACAGTCTTTTCTTTTGGAACCATTAAAACACCCATTCTAAACACAATGTGCCCCATCATTTCAGGACCTTTCATTTCGTCAACAAAAACTGTTCTTTGGTTTTCACAATATTTTATTTCTCTTTCGTACCCTTTTTCTTCATCAAACCAATACAAACCTCTTGTTTTTATAGTGTAAGATAAAGGCTTTTTACTTCCTGTTAGTTTATAACCTCTATTTTTAAACTCCCAGCTATTTTTCACTGGAGTTGGTAAAGGTTTTTCTTTAATAATTGGTGCTACTTTTTCTATATGCTCATCTCCAGGATCTCCCTGGTATGGAGCTTTTGTTTGCTTTTTAGCCATAATATAATATAATATAAATTAATAAAAATAAAAGGACCGAGGCCGAAGCCCCGGTTCTCTTAAAAATTTGTGCTTATTTCATTAACATGAAATTGTTAGCACCTTGAACAACTAGACATCTTTCTGTTAAGAAGTGAATTTGCATTGCATCTAAAGAAGATGTAATATTTCCACCTACAGAACCAGTAACCCAAGTTTTCATTTTTCTGTCTTCTTGAGCAGAAGCTCTGTACCTCATGTGTAAGAATGGTCTTTTTAGGTTTTTACCTAAAGACTGATCATAAACAGTTGATACACCAGCTGGGATAATAACACCTTTAACATTACCCGCAGCGTTAGCCATACCTCCTCTTGTTGACTGATCGTTTAAGTATTTCCAGTCAGTCTTGTAGAAGTCGTAAGAACCTCTTCTAAAACCGTTGAAACCTAAATTTAAAGCCATATCAGCATCATTTTCAAACACACCGTAAGAAGAACCTGTAGCAGCAACACCACTGTTACCAGTAGCCATTTGACCAATCTGTCCTAGCATGTCATCGATTGCAAGAGCAGTGTTTCTATTTAAGAACATCATGTTCTCTTCAATAGCACCATTCTTATCAAACTCTTTTAGTATTGCATCAAACTCTGCTAAACTTACGTTAGGAGCAGCTTGAGCAGCACCTATAACACTAGTAACGTTACCTCTTGACTCAATAGCAGCGAATAAACCTTCAGTACCTTCAATAGTTCCAACTGAATTAACTCCAAAAGAAGGAGCAACTACAGTAGGGTTTATAGTACCACCACCAGCAACTGAAGCGTATTTCTGTGCTTCAATCATAGCCATCTCAGTATAGTCATTAAATCGAGCTCTAGTATCACCTTCAGCTTTTAAGTACCATAAGTAACCTGATTGATTATCTTCTCCAGTTACTTCAACCCACCCAATTTGAGCAGTATCAGAACCTGAAACTTCGTAATAATCTTTCATGATAATTGGCTTATTGCTAAAAGTTTTGAACTTAGGAGCATTAGCTTTTTGTCTTCCGTTAGTGGCTTTAGTAAACTCAGAACCAAAAACGAATAACTTAACGTCAGCAGCATTACCAATCGCAGTACCACCAGTAACTACAGTTGTAGCAACATCTCTGTCGTAAGGGAATAATGTTAATCTACCGAAAGTTGCACCAGCAGTTGCATCTACAGCACTAACATAACATCTTATTTCAGAATCAGCATCTGAAAGTAAAACCATGTCACCTACTCTAACACCATGATCTCCACTTTGTGCAGCTATAGCGTTACCATCGATATCAGCAGTTGGCTGGTAAGTTGTATCTCCACCTACAGTTGCAGTTAATCCTGTGTAAGCTAAATGTAAACGACCTTGCTCTGACCAAATAACTTGGTCTGAAGCCATCGCTTCTTCAGCACCTATTTGTGAAAGAAATCCAGAAACTGTTCTGTTTCCGAAAACTTCTGCTTCTTTCTCCATAAGTTCTGGTAAATATTGTTGTGCCCAGTCATTAGCACCAGACGTAAAGTCTAGATAATTTGCAGCTAATGTTTGTTTCGAAGGAGCTGGCACGCTCCTTAATAAAGGTCCACCATTTGGCATAATCTTTTATTTTTTAAATTAGTATTTATTTATTTGTTTTTCTTTTAAATCCGTAAGTAGCCGTATCCTCGGTAAGCACTCTAACTTTGGGACCACTAGTATTAGTGTTCTCAGGCATTGATTGTCTAGGGTCCATGCTAATATTCTTAGCTTTTGAAACACTATCCTTCAACGCATCAGATTTCCCTTGTTGATAAAAGTGATTAGCGATAGCGTCTGGATTATTTGCTGTAAATAAAGACTTATGATAACCTTTGGCATCTGACATTATATTGTTTTTATCCAAAAACTTTTTGGTAAAATTATTTAAGTCACTCTGATTATTTTTAACCTCGTCAGCATTCTTCACATTAAACCTATACTTTTTATCCCCGACATTATATTCAAAACCTTTGAACTCATCGTTGAAAACCTCTTGAGTTTTCATCTTAAAAGTATTAGCTTGTTTTTCCACTATTTTCGTACTCTCCTTTTCGTTTTTATTGTACCTATTAAAGAAGTCTATAGCTTTTTGAGCTTCAGGCGTTAACCTTGACCCAGCTTTAATCTCCTCATAGTATTTAGACTTTTGCCCGTCTAAGTGGCTTTTAGCGTTAGCAACTTGCTCTTTCAACGCTATTTTTTTCTTTTTAATCTCTCTTTCTTCATCAACGTCCTCGTCATACGAGAATGAGTCTTCAATTAAGAATTCTACTTCGCTTGCATCTAGATGAGATTTAGTTTGTTTGTAGTATTCTCTAAGCACAGTCATATCATCATAACCAGCGTAGTCTTGATTTAAACGTACATAGTCCTCTAAAGTACCACCAGTATCCTCCATAAACTCTACAACTTTTTGTAGGTTTTCTGGTAAAGCTTTTCCAGTTTCTTTAGCTTCTATTATTTCTTCAGCTATCTCTTCTGCTTCTTCAGTTACTTCAGATGTTTCAGTTATTTCTTCTAGTACTGGAGTTTCTTCTTGTGCTTGTTCTTCCGGTTGTACTTCTTCTTGTTTTTCTGTGGCATCGGCATTTTCATCGACTCTAACCACTCCCTCGTCGACAGGGTTATCTTCTTTAGTTTCATTTGGTTCTATTGGTTTTGTTGTATCTACTTTGGCAACATCTTCAACTGGTGCAGAAATGTCTACTTTAGTTGTTTCTTCGTTTTTACTAGTTGCTAATTTTTTAAACTTTCTTTTTTTTACTTTTACTTTACCGACTGTGTCGTCGACTATTGGTACTTCTTTGTTTTCTTCCATAATATAATATAATAATAATTAATAATTTTTTACATACCGCTCAAGTTGAAATCACCACCTATACTATCATTACCTGCGGACTCAAAGTTTTTAGGTGCTTTACCATTATTTCTTTGGTCAATCATTTCACTTTGTTGTGATGCTTGTATTTTGGTTCTTTCATCTTTACGATCCTCCATTTGGTTTGATCTAACTTCATTAGCGTCAACCTCAATTGATCTAAGTTCTTTGTTGAAATTAAATTCAACTTCCATTAACTTTTGTTTTAGTTGCATCTCCATCTCTAGCTGTTTCATTTTTAACTCAGCTTTAGTTGTTTCTAACTGAATCTCTCCTTCAATTTTTTGTTGAGCAGCTTGTGCATCTGCCTGAGCTTTTGCTTGAGTTGCTTGTTGATTAGCTTGTGACTGCTGTTCCATATTTGCTTTTTGAGCTTCTGCCTCTGCCTCTTGTTTTTTCTTTCTACGTAACTTTAATAGTTGATTAGCTAGTTTTAAGTTTTTTATTTCTCTTACATCTATAGCATCTTCAAGATCAATACTACCTTGTTGCAAGGCCATTTGTATATTGTTTTCAATCATTTGCTTTTCTTCATCGTCTGGTTGTAGTTCTAAAAATATACCAAAGTCATACAAGTGAAGATCTTTCATTTCTTTTAAAGTACCTACGTTATGAGCACCTATCTGTTGTATGAAAGCATCTTTTGTTGGTGAGTATTCTAGTATGTCAGATATACGCATAACTAAAGCTTCTGCAACTTCTGATGTTAAAAACAAACCAGCTTGTAATATGTGCCTAGTAGCAACATTAGAATTTGCAGCTGCCATTTTTTGTATACCAACTAAAGAATCTTTTGAAGGTGTACTAGCATCTCTAGCTTCATTAAGGCCAGTAGTATCTCTTATCATCTGTAGATAATAATTATAAGTCTGAATCAACGTTCCCATTTTCTGACCACCAGATCCACTTGATATTTCCTGTATTGGCATTCTACCAGGGTTACCATCACCATCAGCAGTTTGTGATCTACCTATTATCGAACCAGTCTGAAAGAACATGTTCAATGCTTCTTGTGGATTATAATTTGTACCATTACCTAAATCTATTTCAGCTAAACCATCAGCATCTAAGTATATACCATCTGGAACCATACGTGATAAAACCTGCTGTAATTTTAAGTGTGTCAGCTGTATCATATCCGCAAAACCTGTTATTCTACTAACAGTACTTTCTATCTTACCATTGTATTGTCTTGGTGCTACTATAGCGTAATTCATTTTAACCTTAGTAAAATCACTTTTAGGTCTCATCATGTTTTTAGCCATTTCCCACTTAAGTATTTTTTTAGTACCAAGGATTAAAGCTCCTTCATATAAAACCTCAACAGCTCTAGAAATCCTTGCAAATCCACCGTCCATATTTTCAGGTGGGTTGAATGAATCATCTTTAGGTATAACTTTGCTAGCGCCACTACCAGTTTCTTTAACTTTATAAACCTCGTTCATATAAGTCTTATAGTTGAAGTATAACACCTGAACTTTGTTTTTATCAACATCTTCAACGTTGCTGTAAGCTGTGTTAGCTAATCTAGTTGATGATTTTGATTTTGTTATATCTTCTAACTCTTCTTGACTTAAATGTGGAAACTGTCTAACTAATTCGTTGACGGGTATTTCTTTAACTTCACCAACGTAGTATATATCTTCAAAATATGGAGACTTACTATGTGAGTAAACTAGGTTTGCAGGGTCAACGTACTCAACAGTAACACCTTCAGAAGTGTTAAAGTTTGTTTTTACAGCACCAATACCAAGTACGCATAAGTCTCTGTAAAACCTTTTCTTTGTTAACTCATATCTATTACCATCAAATAAAACTTTTAAAGCTTGTTCTTCAGCTATCTCAACAGACTGCTTATAACTTAACTGCATGTGTAAGGCTAACTCATCTTCAGTATCTGGTAAAGTCTCTGGTGGGTTTTCATAAGTTGTAACGTTAAAATTAGCCTTAGCCATATCATTAAACTCTCTAGACCTCATGTCTCTAAGCATTGACTCCATATACTTAGTTCTTTTACTAACACCGTGCGGATCTACAGATACTGCTTTTATGTCATACATTCTTTCAGCAATACCATTAACCAGTATGTCTACAAACTTAGGTATAATAGGTACTGGTTTCCAGTCTAAATTAAGATAGGACAAGTCACCGTTTATAGATAATTCGTCCTTATATTTTTGGATAGGTTGTTCTCCTCTAGCATAAAGTCTTAAGCTATGAAAGTTAGACTTAGTATTAACAAATTTATTCCCTCTCCTGTTGTTATTAAACCATTCTGACTCTATTGCTCTAGCAACTTTTAAGCCATACTCATAACTGATTTTTTCAGCATCAGAAACCGCTTGGTCAGGGAAATTTAGTGAAGTAACGCTCATATTAATTTTCTATTAATTTAGATGTATTGCCAGTATTACTGTATCTAGCAATATTTATATTTAGTTTTTGTTTCTCTACTTTAGCATTAGGCGCGTATAAATGTCTGTTATTAGCCATTATAGCTAAGCCAGAACTAATAGAAGCATCATGCTTTGTTCTTTTGTTTATGTCAAATCTTGACCAGTCATTTAACAACTCATTGAAATAACAGTCTCCAAATGATCCGTCTTGCTTCATACCTACGTGAGATTGTATATACATTTCAATAGCAGCTGCGTGAGCTTGTTTTATATCCTCACTTGAGTTAGGTATTCCACCAACTTCTTTTTCTGCTGTAGATAGTTTGTTCCATACTTTATCAGGTCTGTTCATACTAAAACCTCTGTAACCACGTCTTCTAAAGTAATATAATAATCTAGGTTTGTTGTTCTCTGCCAATATAGGCATTCCGTAAAATATACAAGCCATTAGTATGTCTTCAAAAAATATCTCTGCAGTTGGTGGTCTTGATAAATATTCTAAAAAGAAACTGTTAGCTGGTGAATCTTCCATTGAAAACTTTGTTAAACCATGTAAAGCTCCTTTCGAACCAACTCCGTCTACTGTCCCTGATATATCATAACTATCACAACCAAAAGAACCCATGTGTTCGTTACCAGGGTATTTAACACCATTTTTTATTATAACGTTGTTTTGCAAGTGTTGTGGTGGTGTCCAGCTTATTTTAAACCTTCCCTTTTTATCTGGGTAAAATATAACGTTAGAATCTTTAACTCCATTAATCCATTGAAAGTTACCTCTAGTTATTCCAAGAGAAGAAGATAACTCCTCGTTGTAATCTATTTGTTCGTATATCTTTACTAGGTTAAATATACTTCCAGCAGCCTCATCTCTAAAGGCATGCTCAGTAGTTCTAGGAAACTGTCTATAAAACTCATTTAAAGCATCTTGATCTCCTTTTAGACCATCAGCTTCATTCTGCCAGTTTTCTATTACACCTATATCTATTAACTCTCCGTGTGGGTCGAAGACATCATGGTCCGGACTATCGAAGACTGGAACACCGTGTTCATCAATAAATCCTTCGTAATTCCACTCCATTGGGATAAAAAGAGAATATAAACCAGACGCTGTTTGTCCATTTCTGTTTCTTTTTGTAACGTCTGAAGCATTGTATAATTTTTTAAAGTTATCACCTCCTTTGTCTAAAGCATTTGATGTTGATCCCATCATACACTTACCTATAATTCTACTACCTAATCGTAAACAAGTTTTTGTAACTCTCCAGTTATTTAATATATTATCTGGTCTTTCCCACTTACCACTTTCATCGTGTACTAGTAGTTGTAGTTTTTCACCGTCATAACTATTATCACCTGTGTTTTTCCAGTCTATAGTTGTATCTAATCCTTGTATGTCTTCAAGCTTTTCGTTTGTTGTGATCTTCTTTCTAGTAAACTTAGACGCAGGTACTCTATAAGCGAGTTCTGATTTAGGCCGATCCATACCATCTTGAATAGGACTAAAGAAAAACG